GTCTTTTGAAGCACAAGCCGACAGACTGCTTTCGCAGGTTGCTGAAAGAGGGGGCAGTGCCTTTGCCCTTGACTCAAGCAACTCGCGGCAGGAATAAACATGACCGACTACACATGGAATGGTCTTGTTTCAACGGATGCTTCCGTTGCTAACAATTGGACTCCATCAGGCATTCCTACAACGGGCGATAAAGCCATTTTTGACGCAACAGGTGCTCAACCGTGCAACTTTAACATTCCCGCTCTCGATGAAATCGAAATCCAATCAGACAACATAAACCTTATCACATTTTCTATTGATGTTGATTTGATAGGTCTTTCGGTATCAGCCGCAGGAACAATGGCGGCGACCGCATCAAGGGTTATGACTTTTTCAGGAACGCCACTGTATAAAAGCGGTTCATGCTACATTGAAATCGGCACTTCAAGCAGTCCCTTTAATGATGTTATTTCAAGAGAACATTTTACATTTACATTGACACCTTCGACGGGCAACATTTATTTTGACACGGGCATTTACCCAAACATAACATTAGGTGGCTCAGGTGGAAACTTTACACCTCAATATGTCGCACCAACGGTTGCAGACTCAACCGATGTTCATTTTTTGATAATGGTAATCACAACATCCGGCACTTTTGGCCCTGCTTCCGCAACGCCAACGGACAACGATAAAGCCAAAAACTTTATTCTTGATTCTTCTACATCTCAATTTACAATTGCCGCATCAAGCATCACTGATTTTGATGGTGGCTACGCCACTTGGACTTTTCAAGGCGCAACTGCCGGATTCCTTATTCCTACATCAAACCTTGCTGATTATCAAGGATGCGACTTTACCTTTCAAAAAATGTCTATTGTCGCCACTGATGCTGGCGCAGGTTCATGGGCTAAAATCGCCGCTAATGCTCGACTTTACCTGACGGACTTTACAGTGGGCGTGGGGGTGTCTGTAAAGGGTGCTGGTGCGTCTGCAATCCATTTGATTAACCGACCCACCATCAAAGGCACTTGGGGCTTCTTTCCCATCGCAGACGGCATTTATCACCATAAGGACGGCGAGGTGCTTGGAGTCGCTAACGGAGGAACGGGTCTTGCGAATGTTGGCGAATATGAAATCCCCTTCGGCACTGATGGAAACGCTTTAACAACATCCTCCCGGCTTACCTTCGACAACAACCTTAACGAATTAACCATTGATGGAAAATTGACAGTGAGCGGTTTGATTGACCCAACCGGCCTTGAATTAACACCTGTTGCCGCAAATCCCGGTGGCGTTGCCGCAAACACACTTTGGCTTGATAGCACCAATAGCAACAAATTGACATTGGGCTCAACAGAAGTCGGCAGTGGCGGCGGTGGGGGCGGCGGTGGAACGGTATCAAGCGTTGATATGAGCGTGCCTACGGGCTTTACGATTAGCGGAAACCCCATCACAGGCACAGGAACGCTGGCCCTTGCGTTTGACACAGGCTACGCCCTTCCCACATCAGCCAAACAAACTCAATGGGACACCGCCTACGGTTGGGGCGACCATAGCACACAAGGCTACCTTACCTCAAGTCCACCCGAAACCGACCCTGTATTTTCTGTTCATCCTGCATCGGGTATCACGGTCGCTGGTGGCGGAGATGTTTCTAAGGGCGAAACGGCATTTGGGTGGGGCGACCACGGTGCGGCAGGTTATCTCACCTCATTCACCGAAGCCGACCCCGTATTCACGGCAAGCGAGGCTAACCTGTTTATTGTTGGCGATGCCGCAAAATTGGCGGGGATTGAAGCAAATGCTCAAGTCAATGTTCCCCTGCAACACATGAGACTTTACGGCATCAACACAGGGTCAAACCTCCACACCGTTTCATCGGGTTCACGGGTTTATCTTGACCTTGGCGATGCAACGAAGTTTGCCGAATCAACCACGGGTTCCCATCCCGACATTACAATAACAAATGCGGCAACAGACTACATCACAATTGCGGCTGGTGGGATTTATCAAATCACAGGGCATGTCGGCCTATTCCCTGCAACTGCCCCATCATCACACGATGTTTGGGTTGAATATAACACCAACACATCAGCAAACCGTGAATTAGGTGTTTCAAGGGTTCAACATGCAAGCAACTCCACAGGCAACATGAATTACAAGCATAGCACCGTGGTTGAAGTCCCATCTACGGCAAGCGACATGAACATTTACATATCGGTATTCACCAACGGCGCAACGGTCAATGTGCGAGCCTATGATAACAACCGTTTCTTTTTCACTATTACACGCATAGGAGATTCAACGGTATGATAAGAGAACAACTTGAAACCCGTTTTCCCGACCACGATTGGTCGCATTGTGAAGAAAACACCCCGTTTAATCATTCAAATGGTGTGTATTGGATTGAACCGACGATGTGGTATGACGACCTTCCCCAATGGACTTCGGCTGAAATAGCCGCATTTTTGGAGGCATAAACATGGACAAATGGCTCGACGAATATGTGAAACAGGTAATGGCTCAACAGGTTGTGCGCAACAGGATTTTTAAGAAAAAGGTGAAGAAAAATGACTGAACGAAGAAAAGGAAAAATCGTGTATCAACCCCCTGAGCGGTGCTACACCAACATAAACATTGAAGAAACACCACATGGTTATCGTCTATTCAGGGATGGCGACAAGCATCACTTTACCGTGATTCCCCTTTCAAAAATGGTGTCCATTGACTATAAGGAGGAACGACAATGAACGAGCAGGTGATGTTGGGTTTGGCTCTTGGTGTGTTTATTGCTGGCTTTGCGCTCAAGCACTATCGCAAACTGCGCACAACGATTAAAGCGGCTTTGGAAGACGGTCAATTGACGCTTGACGAGGCTTTTGAAATTGTTGAAGACATTAAGGAAACCGTGAAAGAGGTTGAGTCGCTTCCTTCTGCTTCTGCGCTTAAGCGTATGCGCAAAGACGAATTGGTTGAATTGTGCGCAAAACATGACATTGACACAGAAGGAACGAAGGCTTTGCTCATTGAACGACTTCAGGAAGTGAGCAACAATGGCTGATTTTTATTGTGAAGTCGCTGATGTCGGCTCTCGACTTTCGCTTGATGCTTCGCAACGCACGCGTGCAGAAACACGCATTGAGCGACACATTCGCCAAGCGTCCATTGAAATAGACCAAGTGTTTCTTGACTATGGCCGGGACGAACCAAGCGACCACCTCGCTGATTCCCGTCTTGATGGGGCTATTAGTGCTGGCGCAACCACTATCACATTGACGGATGCTTCGTTGTTTTCAAGTGCTGGCGACGGAAGCATTAACGGTGATGGGTTTTCGTGGACGGGCAAAGCAGGCAACGACTTGACGGGTTGCACCGGAATTACCTTTTCACATCACAATAACGACATTGTGTATGAAGGAAAATATGTGCATGTCGTTCGTGAAATCTGCGCAGACCTTGCCGCCGCTTCATACCTTGAGGATGAAGGGACAATGCAAACCAGCGCAGACGGTGGCCTTCGTGGACAAGCACTTCGCAAGCGTGCTATGAACGCTTTGAACAGGCTTGCTCACTTAGGAAGTGCATAAAATGGCGCAAACATATAACCGCCGTGGCTCTTATGCTTCGTTTTCTTTGAATCATAACGACCAATTATTGCGCAAAGCAATACAACTTTTGGGACGCAAAGGCTCACAAAGCGTTGATGCGTTTATGCGCATGGTTATCAACGAACAAGTCGAAGAGGCTAAAAAAATGCTTAAGCGAATGTCCGGCAGTCTTGTTAATGTGCGAGTCCCAAAAGCAAAGGGTGTGTTTAACTCAAAGCGTGCTTCCCGTGGCCCAATTCATTCTGTTGTTGCTGATGCTCTTAAAAACGAGCGAGTCAAAAACAAAGAATACCGAGTTCACACAGGAAAGACTCTTCGTGAAGCAGAAAAAGGTGTTATCGGTCAAAGGGGAGGTAAATTGTCCCACATTGTCGCAAAAGGTATTGACCCGTTTAGTTATGGAAAATTGCCGATGTTGGTTATGTCGAGCGCAGGGTGGTATAGCAAACATGGCGTTGCTGGTTGGGCGAGCACGGGTATGCGTATGCGCAGACAACATCCCGGTTTTTATCACACCTTCGACTACATCGGCTATGTGGACAAAACCGCACGGGCTAAGTTTGCCGCAAGTGCGCCTAATTTAATTTATATGCTTGGTGTTGAAGCAGGGTTTAGTGCGCAGGGTTCAGTGAAAACATCTATGAAATCACGCGTCGGTGGACAGGGCTTAATGCTTGCGAGAGGTGTTTGAAATGGCGGTATCAAATCAAACGGATTTTTGGACGGCACGACTTAACGGGCAAGACCCTGCAAATCCTGTTGGCGAAAACAACACGGCTTGGGCTCTTGATGCTGGCGATGCTGGCGACGGCGCATCATCAAATGGCTATTGGCGCATAACTTCTGCGCTCGGAGGCCAAACATGGAAGCAAACCGTTGCCGATGCAGATAACGACTTAACCTTGATGTGTGCAGTCCACATTGAATCTGTTTCCGATGCCGACGAAGTGCTGATGGCCCTTGACAATGGAACACATCGCATTGAAGTGCAAAGTGTCGGTGATTTGCACAAGGTAAAACTCGTTGGAACGACTACCGTTGAAAGTCCAAATCTCGACTTTGCTATGGGTGAGGAAACCGCCGTCCCAATCATTCTCCGTCTGACTCTCGCCAATGACGGCACTGCTCGTCTGTATATGGCTGAAATAATTGAGGATGATGATGCACAACAACATTACCTTGAGGTTTCTGCGCAAACCACTTTTGCGCAGGGTGCTTTCTTCGGCACAACGACGGGAACCGTTGATTTTTACAGTGTATATTTCACGCCCCACGGTGCTTATTCCCCCGATGAAATGGATATGTCCGACTTTATCTCCCACAGTCTTTTGCGCACAGGAATGAAGGTTCGTGATATTCTGCGCAATAGCAATCGCCTCTTTTTGAAAACGCATGTCGGAAGTGCGGGTATTAACTATGCGTTTGATTTGTCCAGCGAGTCCATGCTTAACCGCTATCAATCCCCCACAGTGCATGTGATGATTCAAAAAACCAACTCCCCAGACTTCTTGACGCTTGCAGGGACACGCACAGACCAGCGATACACCGTAGTCATTTTCGTTTCGGCACGGGGAACGAATTATGAAAACGCATACCGATTGGCCGCTTCAATTCTTGGCGAGGTGTTCGACGAATTGTATGTGCAAACGGGCCTGCAAAGCGGCGTGGATAGCCTCATCGGCTATGACGCAACCTTTGACACCAAGGTTGATGAGGACGATGTAGTGTGCATTCACACGCTTTCGCTTGAATACATGAAGAAAATCCGAATGTTCTATCGTGAAGCGTGATATAAACATTTGAAGGAGAACCTTCATAAAGCAAACCATCCTTGTTTAATTCATGCCTAACCACCTACGCTATGTCAGTGTTGGAAAAGAAAGCACATACAAAACCGTTGCCTCCGAAGAAGCGATTGGTGAAGTGGAAAGCGAAGGATTTCAACAATCCTACGATGTCCTTAAGCGAAACGATGTCAATTATTATGGTGCGGCTAAAGCAATCGTGAGCAAAAAATACGCAGAAGGCTCATTTACAATGGCTCTTCAACCTGATGATTTCACTTTTATGATGCTTCACGGCATCATGGGTGTTGATACGCCCGGCGGAGGCGGCGCAACCGACGAGCGTGTGCTTTCTGAATTGGGACTTGATAGTGCCGCAGAATTGCCTTCCTACACCTTCCGAGTTGGTCGTGATGATACCGAGCACATTTTCCCCGGTCAAGTCATTGAAAGCATCAGCGTTTCAGCCAGCATGGGCGAATACGCTATGATGAGCGTGAACACTACGGGCGCAGAACAGTCAAGTTCGACAGGAACGCTTTCAACCTCTGTATCAAACATTTACACAGGAGATGCCGCACACTTTGCTAAGTCTTACATTCGTTTTGAGGCCGCAGTGGACACCGGAACGCCAGCCGATTATTCAGAATTGATTCAAAGCATTGACTTTGAAATCAAGACGAACCGGGACATGGATAACTCCTACGGCTTGGGAAGCGAAACCTGCATCCGACCCCCTCCCTCGACTCTTCGTGAAGTGAGCGGAAGCATCACCTTTCACAAAGCATTGGGAAGTGGTGATAGCACTGCCGCCGCAAGCGAGCCTTATTTTGACGAATTGATGGGTGCTACGCAAGCAAACGGTCAAGCACTGTTTAACCCCGGTTCAGCCGCACCTGCGCTTTCTGCGCTCTTCTATGTGGACGGAACCCACTACATCCGGTTTGACTTCTTTAAGTTGCACTTTGAAATGCCCGAAACGAGCATCAGTGGTCGTGATTCCCAAACAATGACCGTTAATTTTCACGGACTGTTTGAC